GATAGTGCAGCAATCGGTAGTATTTATCAAAATGGTGCTTCAACTGTTCTTTATGCAACTTCATCAGACTACAGGCTTAAAGAAAATGTTATTTACGATTGGACAGCATTGGATAGATTAAACCAATTAAAACCAGCTAGATTTAATTTTATTGCTGATGCCGATACAACAGTTGATGGTTTCTTAGCACATGAAGTACAAGACATAGTGCCAGAAGCTATTATGGGAATACATAATGAAATAGAAGTTTGGAAAGAAGGTGAAGAATTACCAGAAGGTGTTAATGTTGGTGATAATAAAACAGATGAAGATGGTAATACAATACCAGTTTATCAAGGCATTGACCAATCAAAACTTGTACCATTATTAGTTAAAGCTTTACAGGAAGCAGATGATAAAATTGATGCTTTAACAGCAAGAATAGAAACATTAGAAAATGCATAAGCTATTAAAAGGAGAAGAGTAACATGAAAGTACTAGACGTTCTCAGTGGACCTTTGTCCGAGATTCTTGATAAGTTTGTCGCTGATAAAGATCTTAAACAAAAACTCAGTCATGAGTTAGAAATATCTTTACACAGAGCAAACATTGCTCAACTCGAAGTTAACAAGACAGAAGCTGCACATAAATCTATTTTTGTTAGTGGCTGGAGACCATTTGTCGGCTGGTGCTGTGGAGTTTCCTTAGCTTATCATTTTCTTGTTGCACCATTTTTAGCTTTTATTTTAGGTTTTTATTATCCAGATGTTACTCTTCCTGAGTTCGATTTTAGTCAATTATCGACTATACTAATGGGTATGCTCGGTCTTGGAGGGTTAAGAACCTTTGAAAAGATGAAGGGCGTATCTAGAGAAAAATGAAATGGCTGGTTTTAAACTTACAACTTTTAGTGGACTTAATGAAAAGATCTCTCCAAGACTTCTTCCAGAAGATATGGCACAAAATGCAGAGAATGTATTTCTGGATTCGGGGAGAATAGAAAGCCTTAACACAGACTTAAACGACCCATCAGAATCAAGCAACACCCATCCAGCTTTACACATATCTTCAGCTACAAAAACAATATTTAAAGCTACAGCTAATAACTGGCTTACTTTTACAGAAGACGTTGACGTAATTAAAAGCCCAATAAAAGAAGATTCTTATGGCAGATTCTACTTTACTGGCTCAGGAAGTTTTCCAAAGTATGGAGGATTATCAACGATTATTAGTGGCTCAGGTCCATATCCTGCTAGTTCATTTCGTTTAGGTTTACCAACTCCAGCAGCAATTAGCACAATATCAGTAGATGATTCAACTGCAGACGAAGGTGCATCTGTCTCATCTAGAGCTTACATTTATACAGAAATAACAGCATATGGTGAAGAAGGACCGCCTTCTGAAGTTACATCAAACCAAATAGTTGATGCAGCTGATGGAGCTACTGTTACTTTAACTATCCCCGCAGCCACAAGCGGTAACTATAATATTTCAAAAAGAAGACTATACAGAACAGACGTAAATGGTGTATTTAGATTTGTAACAGACATTAGTGGGACATCATCAGGCAACTATTCAGAAAACGTCATAGACGCTCTGCTCGGGGAAGAAATAGAATCAACAGACAATCTAGCACCGCCAGATGACGTATCAGCAGATCACCCAGATGGACCAATGTTAGGTATAACAGTAATGCCTAATGGTATAACTGCTGGCTTTGCTGGTAACACATTATTATTTAGTGAAGCATTTTTACCACACTCATATCCATTAGCTAATCAACTAACAACCAAAGATGACATTGTTGGTATAGCTTCAATTGCTTCCGGTTTATTAGTTACCACTAAAGGCAAACCATTGTTAGCTTCAGGAACAGATCCTAGTGCTATGGCTATGGTTGAAATAGATGCCAACTTACCAAACGCTAATAAAAGATCTTTAGTAGATATGGGTGAGTATGCAATTTATTCTTCTCCCGATGGTCTGGTGTTAGCTTCCAATTCAGGTATTAATTTAGTTACTGAACAAATATTCACTAGAGATCAATGGCAAGAGTATTACCCAGAGAATGTAGAGGGTTATGAATACGAAGGCAAATACGTTGGTTTTACTTGGGATGGTTCTAACAATTCATCCAAGAAAGGTTTCTTATTTGATCCAAGAGGCGGTAAGAATGCCTTTGTTGATCTAGATTTTTATGCAACAGCAGGTTACAACGACAGAGAAAACGATGAGCTGTATTTAGTTATTGATGGTTTATTGAAAAAATTTACCAGAGGTGCATCAAAAAGATCTTACACATGGAAGTCAAAACAGTTTTATACCAATAGACCTATATCTCCGGGAGTAGCTAAGGTAGATGCCGATTCATACAACAGCTTAACATTTAAACTATATGCCGATGGTTCTTTAAAACATACTGAATCAGTTGCTAACTCAAATCCGTTTAGATTGCCGGGAGGATACAGAGCCAAAGAATTCGAAATCCAACTGGAGGGTACAGATACCATAAACGAAGTTTGTGTTTATGAAAGTCCACAGGAGATTGTCTAGTGGCAAAGAAACTACTAACAACCAATAAAATTAGAAAAGGAACTAAGGGCAGTTTTGCTGTCCCTAGAGACTTTAGTCCTGAAGCCAAAAGATACGCTCAATCAGTTAACGATACATTACAACAGCTAACAGGAGAGAAAGGTAGTTATCTTGATAAGGCTGTAACATTCCAAGACTTAATCAATGCTGGTATAGCAAGAGAGCTATACACATTAACCGGAGGTGGTGGAGTTATTGGACCCGGTACAGGCAGAGATGTTGATGGACCAACTGCCCCTACTGGAGTGGAAGCTGTAGGAGCATTTCAGTTCATAACTATTAGCTGGGATTATCCAAACTACGATGGTCATTCACATACTGAGATATGGGTTAATAATAGTAATGACTTTGCAACAAAAACATTTCTAGCACAAACAACGGCTTCAATTTTTTCTCATGAAGTAGGTAACGGAGCAACAAAATACTATTGGGTCAGACACGTTAACCGCAACGATGAGCTTGGGGCATTCCATAGTGAAACTCCAGTATCAGCAACCACAGCTCCTGATATTGCCCATCTAATGGGTTTGCTTGACGAACAATTACAAGACCTTCCCGGATACGCAACCTTAAACTCAGACCTTTCTGATATTACGCAGTCTATTCAAGATGAAGCAGCTGCAGCATCAAGAGTTATTAAATCTACTTCAGCACCAACAGTGAGAAGTGATGGATCATCTTTACAGCCGGGAGATATTTGGATTGACACTGATGACAACAATCAAATGTATGTTAGAAATGCTTCGAACAATGGTTGGAACAAAGCAAGAGATTCTTCTTTAATTAGTTTATACAACACTTTAAGTTCAACTGTATCAACCAACTCAACCAATATAGCAACGGCTCAAGGTGACATTATTACTTTAACTACAGACACCTCTGCTAATGCTTCAGCCATTACAAACTTACAAAGTTCATTAACTACAACTAACTCAAATGTAAGTGCAAACAGTTCTTCTATTTCTAGTTTAACTACACAGGTGCAAAGCAACGACAATGACATCACATCTATATCTGGCTCTTTAACTAGTTTAACTACTACTGTTAATACTATTAATGGAGACTATGCGACTGGTACAGCATTAAATGCTTTGACTTCAAGGGTTAGTACAGCTGAAGGTAGCATCACTTCGATTAATACTTCGTTAACTTCTTTGCAGTCTCAAATTACAGCAAACGATTTGGATATTACTGGTAATGCTACAGCAATAAGTGGATTAGATACTAGAGTTACTTCGGCTGAAGGCAATATAACTGCTCAAGCAAGTTCAATAACTCAGCTACAAACCGATGTAGGAGACAATGAAGCTTCAATAACAACACTGCAAACTACAACAGCCGATCTTGAAGGATATGCCGATGCTTCATATGTTCTTCAGGTAAACTCTAATGGACACATTGCTGGATTTTTAGTTTCATCTTCAACATCTCCAAGCGGTCAAACTACCAGTGATGTTGTTTTCCAAGCAGATAGATTTAGGGTTGTTGGCACTTCTGGTACTGGTGTTAGTACGCCATTTACTGTAGTTACCACACCTTTTACACAGAATGGTGAAACGGTCCCAGCAGGCACATATATAGAAACAGCTTACATACAAAATGGTGCTATCACTTCAGCTCAGATTGGAACTTTAGGTGTTGATAAACTTTTTGGTAGTTTTGCAGACTTAGCAACAGTTATGACTGGCTTCCTATCAGCAGACAGCATACAGCTCGATGGCGTAACCTTAGATACCGATGGTGCTGGTAATTTAGTTATTGCTAATGGCGGTATTTCAAACATTCACATAAATGACTTATCAGCAGATAAAATTACTGCAGGCACAATAAATTCAGACAGAATTAATACCGATACTCTAGCAGTCAAACATTTTGCCAATGTATCTTCTAATATAGAAAGCCACATAGTTTCTAGTCCGCCAGCTCCAACCTATGTACCTCTTCAAGTTTTTGGTAGTGTTTTTCATCAGCCCTCGTCTAACTTTACTACGATAGTTTCAACAGTGGGCACTTACTTACAAACGTCTATATCGGAAGTAAGGAATGGAGCCAAGTATCAAGCCATATGGTCAGGTGTTTATGGTGACTGTACCAATGGTGTTTTGGAATACAGTGTTGATAACTCAACTTGGGTGCAGGCAGCTGGGGGAATACAAAATGTGACCTTTGCAGCAGGAACATTTAGAACTTATGTTTTTGCTTACAATGGTACAATATCAGGATTAAGCTCAACTTCTGATACAGTTTATTGGCGAGTAAGATGGATAACTAAATTAAGAACTACATATCAATCACTATATGTATTTATAGACAACACACAATAAGATGACAGAGTACACAATATACAACACAACTACAGGAGAGATAGGCACCTGTGGTGCTACCAATGCATCTCTTGATAAGATTAATTTAGAAGAAGGACAATCAATCATTGAAGGTATTTACCAAGCAGAGAAATACAAAATCATTGATGGACAACCAGTTGAACAGTCTATTTCAGTATGGGATTCAGCTAGACATCAAAGAAATAACTTATTAGCTGAATGTGATTGGACCCAATTACCAGACTCACCATTGTCAGATGCTGCTAAACTTGAATGGCAAAATTACAGGCAAGCATTAAGAGATCTTCCAGAGACACATGAAGCGGTAAATTTAATTGATGAAGTTGTATTTCCAACCCCACCAAACCTTTGATACATAATATAAAAAGTGATATCTTACAAGAAAAATGTTAACCCGAGTTGATGTAAGAATTTACTGGGATTCCATAGCAGCGGGATTGCGGGAAATAGAAAACCAAGCAAAACCCGAATGGAGACCAGAAGATATATACACAGCTATAGTAAATGGGATAGCAGAGCTTTATGTAGATGTGGAGCAAGATCCTTGTGAAAGCTTCATAATTCTGCAAGAAAAGCCAAGTATTTTTAAACCAACTAAATCATTATTGATTTGGGTGGCGTATGATAAAAGAGGTAATGCTGCTAGTAAATATATGGATTATATAGAAGACATGGCTAGAGAAAGAAACTGCAACAAGATAGAGTTCTGGACACCTTGGTCAGGATTAGCAAAAGCATTATCTTATAAAGGGTATGAAACCAAACTATTAATAGTGGAGAAAGATTTATAATGTCAGGCGGCGGCGGATCAACAGAAATCAAAGATACAGCATCACAAAAGAAACTGGCTGAAATAGCAGCTAGAAGATTTAATCTATATCAACAGTATTACGTTCCATTAGAAAACCAATTCATTGCTGATGTTTATGGCATGATGGACCCATCAGCTTTCCAAAGCGTAGAGGGTTTAGTTAGTGCTGTAATGCAGCCAGAATTTCAAGCAGCAAGAAGAAATTTAGAACAACAAGCATTTGCTCAAGGCATGGATCCTACGAGTGGACAATATCAAGCCAGAGCATCTGAAATGCAACAAGCACAAGCTCAAGGCATGGGTAGAGGTGTAGCTCAAGGACTATCACAACAAGTAGATAGATACTATCAAGGAATGCAAAACATTGTTGCTATGGGACAAGGACAAGCTGGTCAGGCTATGGCAGGCTTAGGTGACATTGCTGATATAGCACAAAAACAAGCTTCAGCTCAAGCAGCAACTAGCTTTGGCAATTATTTAGGTAGACAACAATTATTAGGCACAGCTGTTGGCACGGGTATTGGGCTTGGCATGACGGGGAAAACTTAATGGCATTTCAACAGCAACAACCTTATCAAACATACGGCATAGGTCAGTACTATCAGCCACAAAATAATTTTTATGATATTCAAGATGGTCAGCAAGATCCAATGGGATATTCAAGTAGCAGTCTATATGTTAATCCTTATAGAACGGGCGATCAGTCTGCTCAAGAAACATTAGCTGATTTATATGAAGCTGAGTTTGAAGATTACCTCAGAAGATTCTTCCCGGTTGAGCAAGATCTTATTTATCAAATGACTGAAGGCTTTGGAGAGCTACAACAAGAAGAAATAGGCAGAGCACAGCAAGCAGTAGCAAGACAGTATGCCAATGTTAGAGGTCAAGAAATGCGAAGACAAGAAGGGTTTGGCTTAGGCTTAAGACCAGAAACACAAAGAGATTATCAAAGATCGCAGACTTCTGCATTAGTAGCAGCTAGAAATTTTGCCCGCATGAGATCTGAAGAAAGAAGAATGCAGGTATTAACAGGCGGTCTTGGTAGTGCAATGCGAGATAGATCATTAGGAGGACAAGGTGGCTAGCGGATTAGGCGGATTATTAAAAACAGGTCGTGTACAAAAAGAACAAGCTATGGGCGGACTGCTTGATGCAGCAAGGATAGAAGCTCAAAAAGAAATGGCAGAAGAACAACTCAAACAACAGAAGCAGATAGCACAATCACAAACAACAGGAACCTTAGCAGGTGCTGGTGCTGCAGCCGGATATATGGCAGCAGAAGGCGGTAAAATGGGTTCAGTTGCAGGACCATGGGGTGCAGTCATTGGTGCAGCAGTTGGATTTTTAGCGGGGAAATTATTCTCATGAGTTTTGCAAAAGGTTTCAACGACAGCTTAAGCCTTATGCTAAGTGTGGATAGGCTTAATTTGCTAAAAGAAGAGCAAGAGTTTCAAAAGCAGAGACAAGAAGAATTGTCTAAACCAGTAGCTGAAGTTGACCCTCAACTAGGCGGTGAATTTGCAGAAGGCACAACCGTAAGAGCCGCTAGCGATATAATGGCATTAAAAAGCCAACAAGCTCAAATAGAATCATCGGAAGCAATGGCAAAACTAAGAGGGCAACAGTCAGAGATGATTGATGTTGAATTAGAAGACTATGGTAAAAGGTTAAAAACTTCTGATGCAACAGCGGAAGCAAATCTAAAATCAATAGAGCTAACCAATGCAGGCAGAGAGATGGACAATGTTATTAAAAGGAAGGGCATAAAAAATCAACAGGATTATGATAATGCCAAGATTTCTTTAGATATATTTGAAGGTTTAAAGGCTCATGCATCTGATCCAGTATTTATGGCTTCAAAAGGCACAGCTGCCTATGATCTAGTTATAAATGGTTTTGCCGAACAAGCAAACTCTTTAAACAGAAAAGGTGCTGTAGATTTATTAAGTATGTTAGATAAAGACTATGCAAAAAATATGATAGCACTAGAACCTTTATTTAAAGCATTGCAATCTGAACAAGGATTAGAAAATGTTAGCCTTGGTGACTACAACACAGAATTAAATAAAATGCTTGATATAAGAAAAAATGAATTTATCGGCAGCACATTTAAAAAATCAGACGGGACCAAAGCAAAAATTACAGGATTAAATATAGACTTTAATTCTTTGGAACCAGTATCAGGTTCAGAAAGATCAGGTGGAAATGTTTTGGTTAAAGGAACATTTAAGCTTGATGATGGCACTGAAGTAATGTCATACATCCCTGATGCATCAAAAGCAGTTATAAATGAAACTTTAGAATCCACAGATGCTTTTTCAGTATCATTAAACGATTTAATGGACACAGCATCAGCCTCTAGAAATATAATACAAGAAGCATTAAATCCTAATAATATTGCAGTATTCCAAGTTGCCGCAGATGTTAATGAAAGAAAAAGAAACTTGTATGAAAGAGATCCTCAACAGCTAATAAACATCAACAACCGAGCAATTGATACATTTGGTGTTTTATCAAATAGATTTTCAGATCGATTAAATATGGATCAAACTTTAAATAATGAAATAAAATATATTGGCGGGAATGACCCAGCAGACGAAAGCGAATCAATTAGAAAGATATCTATGAAATATAACTTTACCAATGATGTTGATATATTGTCTACCTCTGAAGCTGAAGATCTTGGTATCGATGCTGAACCGGGTGTAACCTACTACAGATTTAAAAGAGATGAAAATAATGTACCAATTAAGTCTGTCAAGCAATCACTGTTTGATCAAAATGTCCCAAGTGTTGAAGAAATTACAAATGGTCTAAAAGCAGGAACTCCATTCGAAAAAACAATGGTAGAGACAAGAGTTCAACAAATATACAATATTGGTGGGATTCAAGTAAATAAAAACGATGCTGTAGAAAATGTACTGCCACAAATAAAAAAAGCGAATCCTCAAATACCTTCTGAGGATATTGATGCTTACATCGAAGCTGCAAGAGTATCAGCAAGAAGGAGGGGGCTAGGAGAACTATCAGATCAAGCAATACTAGATATATTATCTAAATATCCCTTACTGAGGTAACAATGTGGCAGAATCAAGATTTACACTCAATGATCCATTCTCACTCTTACCAGAAGAAGAGAAAGAAAAGCTAGCACAAGAAGCTTTAGGATTAGTAGAAAAAGAACCAGAGGTTGTTCAACCTAAACTTACTGAAGAAGAATTTGTTAATGATTTTGCAGAAGCCAATGAGGCAAGAGCTAGATACTATGCACCACAATCTTTTTTAGGACAAATAGCAACAGGTCTTGTTTCAGGTATTAAAAATATTCCATCTACTTTAAGTCAGTCTATTATAGATAATGAATTTAAAAGCATTGAACAAGAATTTCTTACAGAAACTGGAGAAATAGCACCGCCCAAACCCTTGGGCTTTGGTACAACTTTTGGTGAAGGAGCAGCTGGAAGATTATTTGTTCCGCAAGAAACCAAGTTTATTCAAGATTATCAGCAGGAGAAGAAAGACACCTTCAATGCTTTACCACAAGTAGAAAAAATAAATTACGTTAATAAGTATCTTAATGCTTTAGATGAAAATTTTGACGCATGGCAAGCACAACAAAAAATAATAGAAAAGAACACACAAGGTCTAGGTAAAACTGCAAGAGCTGTTTCAGGCGGTGTTACATCTTTTGGTATTCAAGCTTCTGGTCTTGCTTTAACTTTAGCAACAAAAAACCCAACCTTCATGTATGGAATGCTGCCAGTGTTTGGTTATATGGAAAGAGGCTCTTCCTATAGAGAAGCCAGAATGTCAGGACTATCTCACAGAGATGCTATGCGAGTATCTGGTATGAATGCTTTGTTCGAAGTTGGTACTGAATTAATACCCCTACCATTTGTTTCTAAAACAATGAAAAAATATTGGAAGGATAATGGCAGCACATTACAACAATTTGCCAGAGATGGAGCCACAACAGCATTGGTTAATATTGGTTCTGAAAATGCAAATACAATTTTACAAGAAACAAATAAAGCTATAGGCGGAGTTCAAACAGAGCTTGCGGTAGCTTGGGCAAACAAAGACAACCCAGAATACGATGGTCCAGAATGGTGGGAGGTCATGGCAGACAATGCTTATATGACAACTGTATCAGCATTAGTTAGTTCTGGTGGGATGGTGTCAGCACAAGGTGTGGCAGCATTTGGACCTGATATACAAAAAAATGTTCTAAATACTTTTGACAAAAACCCAGCAAGACAAATAGCTAGAGAACTAAATCTTATGGTAAATAGATCAGAAGCACAATTCAAAGCTCTGGATGATACCTATCAATATGTTTTTAAATCTGGTCTTCTAAGCCCCTCAAGATCAATTATGGCTCTAGAGACACCTGAAGAGGGACCAAAAGATTTTTACAATATGTCTCCTGAGCAATTCTTAACACCATCAAGGCAAGCATACTATCTTAGAAACCCTGAAATATTACCAGATGAATACTTTGCTGAAAGAATTTTGGCAAGAGATATTGTTTCAGAAGAACTTAATGAAGCTGAAAAAACATTAATCAGAGAGTATGCTTCAGAATTTGCAACTGAAGATTTTGATCCAATTGAATCTGTTGAGCAAGTTAGAAAAGTTATGAATATCATGCAAGAAGATAACATAATAGATCTTCCTAGTTTTGATCAAAGGGTCCAAGAAAGAATAGTTCAATACAACAATCAAATAGAAGCTGCAAAAGTAAAGGCAAATAATCAAAAACTTTCTGATGAGCAAAGAGAATCAGCAAACGAATTGCTTAATAAATTAGAAACAGACAGACAGACCTTGAATAATTACATAAACAAGAATGTTCCTAAAGCTCAACAGCCAAGCTTAGAAAGAAAAGAATATGATACAGATTATAACGGCAATCCTTATGTAGATAATGATCGCAGCTTGAGTGATCATTTGCCACACATTGAAGCAATACAAAAAAACCTTGAACTAGTAGAAGATCAAATAAAACAAGAATCAGATCCTAGAGATATTGAACGTGTGCAAAACGAAATACTTAGACCCTTACAATTTAATAGAGAAAATTTTAAATTTTCTTACTTTTCAACTTTTGAAGATGGCAAGCTTGTAGACATTTTGCCGGGACCTAGAGAACTAGAAGTGGGTCCGGGATTAACAGATGTGGGAGGGTCTCTTGAAGTAGGCGATACAAGAGATTTTACTGAACAAGAATCGGTTGCAGTTGCTGAAATTATAGACAACTTAATTAAACAAGGGATGCCAGAACAGGTATTTAAAATAATGCCATTTTTAGGGGTTGTAGGCACAGAAACAACTGAGACATCACCACTGGGCGAATATAGACCAGAATCAGGAATAGTTCTTGTAGGCAATCAAACAATTATTAATTCATCTATATTTCAAGAAAGGATTGATCCAACAGTTGACATTGAAAATCTTGAACAAAATGATAAGGATTTTATAAATGCTGCAAAAGCTGATTTACAGTTTACCCTTGCTCATGAAATTGCTCACAGCATAGATTACATAGCAAGCAAAAGAGGTGATATTGATAATCGCAGAAGCTTTGCAGCCACATCGCCACTCTTTGAAACAATAGATATAAATGCTGAGTTTTCAAAAATAGCTGAAGACAATGGTCTTGACCCTGAACTTTCTATATCAGAAGTAATGAGAAGGCTAGACATTGATAAAGTATTAATGCACAAATTCACAACCGGCGGACAAATATTTAAAGAACTATTTAATCTTTATTTAGTTTCAAGAACAGGACCGGCACAAAGTCCTTTAGGCGGTAAGATTTTATCTTATCCTTTTAATAGATATTTAGCAGATATTGATATGGGGAAAACCGGGAATCAAGAATTTGTTAAGTCAGAACTATTCGCACAAGCTTACGGTTTGTATTATACTAATCGTAGAACTCTTGGAAAATATGCACCAAGAACACTTAAATTAATTGAAGATATAAACAATGCAACCACTGATAACAAATTTGCAACAATTGGTCTCAGAATACGAGATGCGTTTCAATCAGATCGTTCCGATGCAGATTCTCAAATATACAGAAGAAGATCAGCTGGAAGAGATATTGCAGAACTCTTTGGACCAGAATCAACCTATCGCCGAGTGGAGAGAGTTGCTGAAAGACCAGAAGTCAGTGTTCCAGTTCCAGAACAAGACATTGCCGAAAGCAACTATGTCCCAATCGGACAACTCAAATTAACCGAAACAACTCAAACATTTGCTGGCTCTCCAAAGAACGAAGATGGTTCGTTTAGAAATACACAAAAAGATTTTAATAAATTAGCAAAAGATTTAGTTAAGCTAGCAGAAAATCCTTTATCACTATTAGAGCAGAGCAGAGACTGGTACAAGAATGTTAATGTTGAAATAGATAATCTAACGAGAGGCAATCCTAAACTTAAAGAAGATGTTCTTAGGATGCTTACAATCTATTCCTCTCAAACTCCAGTAGAAACTAACCTAGCATACACCTTAAGATCTTTAGTTTCTTTAGCTAAAAATGGAGATCCTTTGCCGGGATTCCAGCCTGAAGCAGGTGAGTATGCAGCTGCGGCTTTAGCTGCTCAAGACTTTGGTCAGAAACTTCCGGGAGTTGGATTTAAGTTACAAAGTTTTTATGAAAATTTAACTGGCAAAAATCCAAATGCAGTAACTATGGATACTTGGATGTTTAGATTATTGGGCTTCCAAGAAAATCAAAATGCATTAGCTAATCACAGATATGGTACAGCTGTTATTCAAGAAGCAACAAATCTCTACAATAAGAAACACAATGACAATCTTACTCCAATGGAAATGCAAGCTGTTCTTTGGACCTATGCAAGAAATAAAGACTTACAAGCTAAAGGTAAACCAGCAGAATATGTTGGTTATGAAACATTTATAGACAAAGCTAGTGCAACAGTCACAACAGAAGTTATTCCTACGCAAACGCTTCCAGAGTTTGCTTTCGGGGAAAAATTAAATCCTAAAGCCAAAGCCATAATGACTAGAGAATTGCTTGAAGCTATAACAACAGCTGAAGGCAAGAACATGATTATGGAGCTGTTCCCCGGGACAGGTCTCTACAAGTTCTCACATAGCTTTGGGGCTTATGATGGCAAGATCAATCCTAATATAGTAACTAGTTTGCTGTTAGAAAAAGTTCAGGGGGAACAACAGTTTAGCAATGTTGACCTATCTTATGCCGATGATTTCTTAAGAGCATGGGGTTATGTCTTTAGACAGGATGCTGTCCCTTATTTCGTTGCTAATGAAAGCATAACTGAGCAAGAGATTAATGATATGGCTAATGAAGCTGTTAACTCTGGTTCTGAAATTACTTTTGTAGACAAACAAACAGGTGCTCCAATAGATCTTAATGATGTTTTAAGGAAGCAATTAAACGAAGCTCTAAGAAAACAGGGTATCGATGGTTTTACTCAGTTAAGTGCTAATGAAATAGGTATTATAAACTTTAAATTTAATGGTCAGGTCGTTGAAAACTTTAATGAAAAAATAAATGCGGCTCTTGAGAGTGTTGGGTTAGAAGGTGCAAAAGCTGACATTCGACATAACATACGATACAATACACAGTACTTAACTAATAATTGGCAAGAAAACCCAGATGGAAATCAATATCTTAAAGGAAGACTCGAAAGCAAAAGCGTACAGCAGAGGCTTGTTCGTATCAGGGCAAAGGTTGATGCAATCTTCGACAGATACAGAGCAGGAGACTATGAAACAGGAGTCGATGGAGCCTTCCCAACCACAGGTCAAGGCGGACCAAGGCTAAGAAGAGAGCCTTCCCCAC